AAAGCACTTAAGTTCGTAGAAGCAAAAGCAAAACAACCAAAAGAAAATAAATCTAAGTAGGTCTTAAATGGCACAGTATGTTGATAAGGACGATTTTAAAACATACATTGGTCTATCAGGGTCAGCTCAAGATACCAATATAGATAATGCTATTGATTCAGCTTGTAGGTTAATAGACGCAATCACAGGGAGAAGATTTAATCAAGATAGTTCTGCCAATGCTAAAGTATTTACACCAAAGTCAAGTATTTTTCTTGATGTACCTGATATAAGTACAAAGACAGGTCTTATAGTTAAGCTAGACGACAATGATGACGGTACTTATGAAACTACTTTGACTATCAATACAGATTTTATAGTTGAGCCAAGTAATCCAAGAATAATAAAAATTACAGGTGGCACAACACACTTAGAGCCTTACAATAAAATTACAATTCTTCATACAAGAAGCTCTGAGAGATTTGACCCAACAATAATTAACAATGTTGAAGTAACTGCCAAGTGGGGTTACTCAATAGTCCCTGAAGATATAAAAACTGCAACATTAATACAAGCTCTTAGATATTTCAAAAGAAAAGATACTCCATTCAATACTTATGGAGATGTCAATACAGGAGTTAGTGAGTTATTCTCTAAGATTGACCCTGATGTCCAAACACTACTTAAAGCACACAAAAAAACCACTTTAAGTGGAAATATTTTATAATTTTTTAAAATTTTTTCTAAAACCCTATAAACATTGACTATTTTTTTTGTATTTTTGGTTAAATAAGTTGCATTATAATCAAAGATTATGTAATATATTCTTATGAATGAAACAAACAAATTAGAAGGAGTCAAAATGACACAGGAAAAAGACCTTAAAAAAGTTAAAGTTATTATCAAAGAAACTGCTAGTGGAGAAAAGCAAAGACATTATGTTGATTGTGCTTGGTTGCAATATGACGCTAATGGAAATTGGTTAGGTCAAAAATGCGATTGCTACAATAGAAGCACAGAATTTCAAGGTTGGAAAATGGAAGATTTAGCAATTTGTGTTAATGAATCAGTAGGCATTTTCGATAAAAGATTAATGGCTAGAACAAACCTTAAGAATGAAGGATTGCATTATCATTGTTCACAAAGTTGTGCAGATTCTTGGAAGAATCATTAGACAACATAAACTTACCCACCTGCTACGGTAGGTGGGTTTTTTTTGTTAGTATGTCTTTATGGCAACTAATAGAAACTTTAGCTTTGACGGTTTTACACCATTAAAAAGAAAACTACAGAATGGTAATTTTACTTTAATTCCTTTACGTCATCTAATGAATGAACACGCAGAAGTAATTACAGAGAATGCAAAAAAGGTTGTTCCTGTTGATACAGGAACACTTAAAAACTCTATTGATTTTAAACAAGTTGCTATGGTTGGTAGGTTGCCACAAAAAATACAAATTGAAGCTACTGCTGAACACTCAGAATTTGTACACGGAAGATTTAAAAGATTACCTAGTGGCTATAAACCACCACCACCTAAGAGAAGAAAAAATTGGGGTAACAAAAATTGGAGAACAAAACCACACATGCCACCATTACAACCGATAGAAGATTGGGCAACAAGTAGAGACTTGAACACTTGGGGTGTGGTACAATCAATCAATGAGAGAGGAACTCCCTTAGTTCCATTCTTGCTTTTAGCAGAAAAGAACACTAGAAAAGCAAGAAAAAAACTTACTAAGAAAGCTCAAAAGCAAATAGCATTGAGTTGGAAAATGAAAAGATAAGTGTATTATAAGGAGTAATATGCCAAAAGGATATGGATATGGTGGCTCAATGTCATCAGGTAGAAGAAGAAGAAGAAAAAGAAAAAGAGGAAAAAAATAATGGATTGTTGTGGAACAGGTTGTTGCACAGGTGGTAGGTAATGGCATTTATACACGGTAAAGATACAAAAGTAATCATAGACTCAACCGATTTAAGTGCTTTTCTTAATAGTGCAGAGCCTTCAAGAACTGCTGATGTAGGAGAGACTACAACTTTTGGTAGCTCTAATAAAACTTTTATTGCAGGAGAAAAAGACGCTACTGTTTCTTTTGGTGGATTTTTTGACCCTACGGCAGATAATATTATTCAAGGCTTAGTTGGAACTAATGATAAAGTCGCAGTTATTGGTTATGACGGAATTGACGCAACAGACGATTGTATGTTTGGCAAAGGTGTAACAACTAACTATGGAATTTCAAGTCCTGTTGGAGATGTTGTTGCAGTAACCTTTGACTTACAAGCAAGTGGATTCTTTAGTGGTAGCGTACTTGAAAACGCAACAGTAACGGCTTCAGGTAATGGAACTGCTAGAGATAATGGAAGTTCTACTGCTAATGGTGGTGGTGCTTTTATAGTCGCAACAACAGTATCAGGAACAAGTACGCCTACATTAACTGCAAAGATTACACACTCAGCAGATAATGTAACTTATGCAGACTTGTTAACATTTACTGCTTTGACTTCAGCAGGTGCAGAAGTAAAAGAAATTGCAAGTGGTACAACAATAAACAGGTATTTAAAAGTTGTTTATACTGTATCAGGAACAAATCCAAGTTTCAGTGTTATAGTTGGACTTGGAAGAAATAATTAAAGGAGAAATTTATGGCATTTACACATGGTAAGGATTCAGTTTTTAAACTTGATAATGCTTCAGGGTCATTAACTGATATTTCAGCATTCGTAAATAATGTGGACTTCCCTGAAACGGCAGATGTATCTGAAACTACAACACTAGGTGCAGATAATAAAACTTATATAGCAGGTCTAAAAGACGCAACAATATCATTGTCAGGTCTTTGGGACGCTACTGCTGACGCTATATTTGGTGCAGTTGTTGGACAATCAGCAACTTTATCTTATGAATATAGCCCTGAAGGAACTGCTAGTGGCAAGATTAAATATACAGGAGAAGCAATATTAACTTCTTATGCTATTTCTAGTCCTGTCGGGGAAGCAGTTGGATATTCAGCAGACCTTCAAGTTTCAGGTGCAGTTACTCGCGGTAGTCATTAGTATTTAATAAAGGAGAGCTAGGCGTATGGCTAAGATATTAAACTTAGATGACATCAAGTCATTACCTGATGTGCCGACTAAAACTATTGATATTCCACAATGGAATGTATCAATCAAAGTCAAAGGCATATCTAAAAAAATGCAAATAGAACTTGGTAGATTAATCAATGGAGAAACAACAGACGCTTTTGATTATCAAAAAGCATTATTAAAAGCAAGTGTTGTAGAGCCTGAACTATCAGATGAAGCAATAGATGAGTTGTATGAAAAAGACGCAACTGTTATTGATTTAATATTTGCAGAACTAAATACTCTTAATGGAGTAGGAAGTGAGATTGAATCTGCATTAGCAGAAGATTTCAAAAGCGAATCCTGATTTAGTTTTTCAATTCAGATTAGCTCGAGACCTAAGAATGACAGTTGGCGAATTGCGAACTAAAATGTCATCATTAGAGTATTCACAATGGGCTACATTTTATTATGTAGAACAACAAGAGAGAGATAAACAACGAGCTATGGCAGAAGCAGAAGCTAAGAAAAAGAAGATGAGATAATGGGAAGTTCAAACATTCTTATCAAACTTGTATTAGAAGGTTTTAATAAAGCTAAAGCCCAAATGAATAGTTTGGGTAAAAAAACTGATGAGTCAGGTGGCAAGTTAAGTAAGTTTGGTACTGTTGCCAAGATTGGTGCAGTTGCAGTTGGAACAGTTCTTGTAAAAGCATTATCACAAGCTACAAGAGAGTTTATGGAGTTTGAAGACAAACTCAACCAATCTCTTGCAATTATGCAGACAACTGAAGACCAACAGAAAAGAATGGGTCAAACTGCTAGGGAACTATCTTTAACAACAAGAGTTAGTGCTGAAGATTCAGCAGAAGCATTTTTCTTCCTAGCGTCAGCAGGTTTAGACGCTGAACAATCTATCTCAGCACTTCCACAAGTTACTCGCTTCGCCCAAAGTGGAATGTTCGACATGGCTTTGGCTACTGACTTGGCTACTGACTCTCAATCTGCATTAGGTCTTACAGTTAAAGACGCAGAACAAAACTTAACAAATCTTACAAGAGTAACTGATGTCTTGGTTAAAGCTAACACATTAGCAAACGCTTCTGTGCAACAGTTTGCAGAAGCTCTTACTACAAAGTCAGGCTCGGCTTTAAAGGTTACAAACAAATCAATCGAAGAAGGCGTTGCAGTACTTTCAGCTTTTGCAGAC